CTAGGTTACTCCCCACGTTGGCTCACAGAGCCCACGTCATCATGTTCATATAGAACGTTGATGGCCCATCCCGAGTTTTATGTCGACGACTCGGGGACGTCCAGAACGCCGCAAGTGATCTGGTGAAGAAAGAACAAACTCACCAGGGGACCTGTGCTCGAGAGAGAACAGGCACTTGCGAAGGGCAGGCCAATCCGTGATCTCATTAACAGGGATCACGGGTCGGATCATCCAGCCTTTTACCTTCAGGCTGGAGTTACTCATCTTCCACTGACTTCTCTTATCCAGAGATACATCAGTGTAGCTGAGCCTACCCAAAACAGGAGAGCTCTCTTCAACAACCGGAAAATGTCCAAGTATTCGGAACATTCGACGGTCAAGAAGATCGACCGCAAGCTCAAAACCAGCGACAAAGAGCTGGTTCCTGAGTGAAACAGTCGAAACGATCTCCTGAACGTCCTTCCGTGATGAGGGAAGAAGACGACGGACACGGACAAGTGAAACTTCCGATCCGTCATAGTATTCCCTCCCACAAGACTCTCGGAATTTACCATTCCAGAAAGACTTGTTCACGTTAACCTTGAGACCAAAGTATTCAAGGGCAGCGATCACGGAACGCACATGATCCGCAAGGACAATAATGTCATCCCCGAAGATGCGCACCCGCCCGACGTAACGTTGAATATCACGCCGGGTCAAGCGATGTCCTAGGTCCTGCTCAATCCCACAGAAAACGGCAACAAGAAAAACCGCCGCCTCCATGGGAAAACACAGGGCCGAACCCATAGACGCAAACTTGACAAGAGATATAACATCTCCGTCAGGTAGGCGAGCACGTGTACTCCTGCAAGCGAAAACCGCATCATGTAGATGACGATGATCGCAAAGCAGTTGTGACACGATCTCGCTGGAAACTCTATCGGAAGCTTCGCTCAAATCGAGCGTAGCAAGTCCAAAACCTTTGGACCCGAGATGAGCTAGACGCTGGTTAGGCGTCTGGTCATCAAGGCCGATAAAGCTATCGAGAATCGAACCTCGTATAGCTTTACGAATCGAGCCAAGGACAGCCTGCTGTGCATACTGCATGGCAGTTG